GGTTATTAGAAGTACCAGCCGTAGTGTCACCAGCGGAGATAGTCAAAGCTGGCCCTGCCGCGTCGTGAGCCGCTGCCGTGATGGCGATTGTTGTTGCATCTGATAGGGCAATATCCCCCTCTAGGAAGAGATCTTGCCAAGCGGCGGTTGCTGACCCTATATCATAGGTATCGTCCCCACTAGGTATAAGGTCCCCGTTAATGTTTCCTATTGTTACAGGTATTGCATATCTATTTGACATGTTTCTCCTTATACGGTAGTCAGTTTACCGGTAGAGAAGTATCCGTTGAGAGCCGAGCAGGTAACAAGCATGTTGCCGGTCCCTGCGTTGGTCAGCGTCTCTATACCTGCAATCCCGATACTGCCAAAGCCATGATGGATTCGCATTCCCGTTCCAAGAGAGGCCGGCACTTCTGCGTAAGCCGTGCTTTCATTTATGCCAAGCATGTGGTCTAGCGTTACCGTGGAATCCATTGCGTGGCTCCAATTCCATTTCGTCCAGTACATGGATACATCCCTCCAATGGAGGGAACTGTTCACAGACCTGTCTATCTTAACAAGGGAAGTTGACTGCCATGCAGATGGCACTGTCCATGTAACCGAGCCGTCTTGGTCTAGAGACACGGACGAAGAAGTGCCATCCGAATCGGAAATATCCACCCACGATCCAGCCCAGTAATAAACCGTAAGGGCTGTAGATCCCGTGGAGTTTGTGGTGTCCACATCTATATTGACCCCCCTGAAGGGTATTGCAGACCCCACATAAACATTACGGCCTGCGGCAAGACTACTCAGGTCAACGCTAGTAGCGGTAGACCCATCCTGTGCAATAGCAGAGTAGTCTTCAATCCTACCAGCTAGGTCATCGGAGGAGTCAGCCTTGAGGATAACCAGGTACGGGCAAAGGGCATACCTTGCCACAACTGCCGTGGCAAAGTTCCTTGGTATAAGGTCTATGTGTTCTGTGCCCCGGTGGAACGGTGTGAACGCCGCTGTTGTAGACAGGGACACACCGCTCGCAGCACCCGCGCTCCTCTGGTGCCCCAGATTAGCGCCTAAGATTTCTGTTGGCATTGTTACCTCCTTGGTCTATCCAGCCCTTCCAGACCTCTTGTATGGGAGGAGGATGTATTAGATTATTTTACCGACTACGCATTCTTAGCAATGAAATCCATGTAAGGCACCGGTTGGTTTTCATCCAGAACCTGTTCCATAGTCTTGCCCTGCGCTCTGGCAATGCGCCTTACAAGATGTGAGGGCATCTCCATATAATGATCCCACTTATGAGGCTCTGTAATAATCTCCCCTGTGTTGCGGTCAAGGTAGCCATTGACCATCTCAAATAGATGCGGCCACATCTTCTGCAACTCTGCCAGGATACAGCACCACCGATACCTCTGGGTCTTGCCCATGTACGGGTTCATGCTCTCTCGTACCCAAGGGAACTCACATCCACAAGCATCGTCAAAGGCTCCAGCAAACCACAACCCAGGCTCGCTATTAGCCAGTGATTCCCACGCAAGCGTAGAACTGGTCACACGCTTGCGTACTTTATCTTTCTCAGTAGCCTCTATATATGTTTCAGTTACTTGTTCCTTTAACATGGTTTACCCCACATCTGAAACAGTACCATTCGCAATGATTTTGCGTAACACTGTTGCGCTTGAGAATATACCACTAGAAGTTGTAATGGCCCCTGCCGCCGCTGTTCCTGCTTCCAGAACAACGCCCTGCGTAGGTTCAGTAGTGGCAAAGGCATTGACCGGACCACCACGGTAGTTGCCTACTGTAGCACGAAAATCATTGGCCGTTGCTGTAATTTCACCTGCTGTTGCAGTAACTCCACCTGCTGTAACAGTTAAACCACTTGTAGCTGTTCCTGTAACAGTTACGGCTGTGGTACTAATCTGCATAATCTCAGCAGGATCGCTCGCTCCTCCATACCCCACATATACATCCAATGTGGAGTTTTCTGCATCGTTATACCATCCTCGGTAATCTGAACTCTTTGGTGCTGTCATCTCAATTCCTCCTTAGCGTAAAGTACGCACTGTATAAGGGAGAATGCCTCCCAATTAGTTACTACAATCTACTTATTTCGTTTCATCTTCCTATATGCGACGATGCGTACCGCAGTACACCCCGCCACTTTGCACTCGTCCCCCACACTCTTGCCATACCTATGTACATGTGAGGGAATATCAGTCACATCAGTCAGGTTGGGTGCTATTGCCACAGTGGGCGCTGCCCCACCAAGCATAGCCTTCAGCAACTCCTGGTTGCTTCTCAGGGTCTCTCTTTGTAGCTCCCTATCCTCGTCCCTGATCCGCTCCTCCCGCTCTCTCCTAAGTGCCGTATAAGCCCTCTTGTGCGACTTCTGCAAATGGGCCTCCAAGGCGTCCTGATGAGGGATATGCACCCTCTTGCACAACTTGAACCCAAGGCCATCAATGCGGTGGTAATCCGGGGAAGCAGGGTTCAGAGGGCAGCATAGGTCTTGACCATAATTGGGCGCAATATTGGGGTTGGCAAAGGTGTACATCTTGGTGCCGTCTTCATGCGTCATCTGGGCCACCTGCCACCGGAACCAGTGGGGACACTCGTTATAGCCCCCCGTCTTGGTATCCCAGTACGGCAGGTATCCCTTGTACCTGAGAGACGTTACTCGTGACGCAGCCGGGGATGACTCCGAGGGGGTGCTGATGATCTTCCCCTCCTTCAGAAAACTACCTGGGAGCTCTACAACAGCCGGCTCCACTGCTATCGCCTCCCTCCATGCCTCTTCTGCCTCTGCGGTTGCTACTGTCTCTGGGGTTGTCATATCGAACTCCTAACAAGTTGACCAGTAAGGCCAAAGCTGGACTGCTTCTTTCTACGACGCTTCTTTTCCTCTGCCATAGTATGAAATGCTGTTTGTAAATCAGAGGGCTCAGTCTCCCTGTACAGGGGCTTTGCCCGTAGTTCATCAGCTATCTCTTGTAGCTCGGCCACAGTGTGCCAAACCGTACCTCTGCCATTCTCGACCTGCCCACCAGGGATCAGAAGCTGATCCGCCTTGAATCTACCAGAGGGACCCATGTATACATATGCTGTGACCAACTGGTCACTCCGAACAACCCTTAGTATCTGGAAGCGGCTCTTGGATTTACCGCTCCGTGATGGTAGGTTCAACTCAGCCAGCACATAGCATGGCTCGTCGGCTACTACCGCCCTCGTTACCGTGTCCAGGGCAGAGGCCATCCCAAAGTGGACGACCTCTGCCCCAGGCTTTTCTGCTACGCTAACCATCTATCCTTATGCGGGTGCCGTTGCATCCCCTATGATCTCGCGAGTCCAGTTGGCGAGACGCAGCCCATAGGCGAACTCGTCTGTCATAAACAGGCTATCGCCGCCTCCTGCGATATGAGGCTCACGCTTGGACTCAGTCCTGATCGTCATGCCCTCTACCAGCACCCATGCTGACTTGGAGAACACGAAGTTCTTGGCATCGTCAGAGCTATCAATGGATATGTTGCCGTCTTCATATATGGATACATTGGCAATGGGTAGGGTGAAGGCAGACTTGAACACAGTCGCCGTCGCCCCATCTGGCACTGGGTATGTCCCCACACCAGCCACGAGCTCATCGTAGAAGTCCTTTATGCAGAACCCGTGGAACACTCCCGCTATGGGGAGAGGCCCTGGTTCTGTAGCATTGGACGTGATAATGTACCGCGCCGAGGCCACATCGCCCGTCTGCACAGGAGTACCCGCAGCGCCCATCGCAGTGGAGGCGTCAGCCGCGGTAAGCCCGTCCTCATCCTTCTTCCTCATCATCGCCTCACCGGGCATCTTCCCCATCTGGGCCAGCACCTTGTTGTTGATGTTGCGCTTACTCTTGTCAGAGATAAACGTCTGAATCTGAATCATCTCCGGCGTTATGGTGATGGCAGAGTCGTCATACTGCTGGGGGTTATCCAGCACAGTGTTCTCCGTCACCGCCTGCGCCGAGAGGTTGGCCAGGAGGATTTCCCTCCATCCAGTACCCGAGTTGGCATCCAACTCCACCCGATCAACCAACTGGGGCATCACCCCGTCATATTGCCTGCGTGACCTGGCAGCAGCCTGAATAACATCAATGCTATCTGCGAGGGACCCGGTAGTTGTATTTCCAGCAGCCACAGTCTTATCTCCTTATCTCAGTGTGGACTATACAGTCCAGTCTCGATTGGCCTGCACGAGCAGGTAGTCTACGTCCAAGTTCTCAATAGCTGCACCCTTGGCCTCTACGCCCAAGATAAGGGCCATATTG